TTGTGCATCAGACATAGCCATCTTAGTTTTTTGTCTATTTGCGTAAATTTTACTTCCAGCAGATAGTGCTAATTTTGCTAAACCAAACCAAGCCATTATTTTCCAACCTTTCGCATAGCTTTATTATGCGATTTATTAAAACTAACACCTTTTTTCATATCTTTTTTCATTGATGCCATATGTTTTGTTGTATGATGTTTTTTATGCTTCTTTAAAGTGTTTTTTTCTTTTTTATCTATCATTAATTGTCCTTTTTTAGTTCATTTGATAAAATTGTTTTTTCAATTGATGTATCAGAACGTAAATTTGCTAATTCTTCATTCTGTTCAAGTTTTTCTTCTTGATTTTTTTGATTCATCATTGCTTTCATACGATCTAGGTTCATTCTTTGCTCACCTTCTTGTTTTTTTCTTGTATTTTCTTGTGCTTGAAGATCTAATTCTCTAGCTCTTAGTTTTGCAATAGGATCATTGTCAAATTGTGAAGTAATTTTCTTTTCTTCCTTCATAAATTCTTCCATCATCTCAGAAATCAGTTCTGCTTTTCTTGCTTCTATACGTTGTTGCATAGACATAGCTTGTTGTTGCATTTGTGGGTTCTGTTGTCCCATCTGCATCATCTGTGCTAGTTGTGGTAACTCTTGTCTAAACTCTAATTCTATTTGTTCTTGTGCCATTAGACTAATATGTTCTAAAATATTTTTTTGTATTGCAGATCCGACCATAGGTGCGTTTCTAACCATGTTAGTTTGCATAAAAGATAAGTGAGCTGTGATGTGTGATTGATGATCTTGACCTGGAAACGCTTGAAAAGGTTTAGCACCTAATGCATCGATATGTTCTAACGCAGGATCTTTTGGTATTGGTGCTTGTGGTTTCTTTAAAATTAAATCTATGTCTTTAACACCTAATGCTTCGTACATATTTCTATACACTGCGTACTGATTATGAATTTCTGGATTCGAGGCAGCCAATTGCATCTCCGTTTGGGCGAGGGAGATTCTCTGAGTCTGAGAAAATATATTTGGATCAGCAATCGGCAATATATCTACTCTGTCGTCAAAGTCTAATTGTTTGATTTGCCTCTGTCCTCCGACAACATCGTATGGATAGATTGGAGGTAGATATAATTTGAAAACTCTTGCTAATAAATTAAATTCTTTTTTCATAGAAGCATACAATCTCTTATGTATGGCTGACATTGTTCTACTTCCTCTTTCAAGCATAGCAACTGTCGTGCCCACTGCAGCTTGCTGATTCCCGTCTCCCACCTGCAGATCTGCTATTGAAGCGAATCTTTGACCTGCTTGTACCACGACACCCATAAGCGATAATAATGTTTGCGATGGTTCTTTAAAAGGAAGAGTCATAAAAGCATCTCGTAAGTTTCCACCAGGAGCATCTACATCTCTAAACTCACCCGGTTGAATACTTTGATTCTCGTCTCTCATTTTTATACCACGCATTTTAAATCCAGCAGGTAAGTTTGATAACGTTCCTGCATCTAACAATGATCTTAAAGCTGATGTTGCAGTTCTAGATAATCCACCAATCATGTGAATTAATCCAAAACCGTAAAAGCCAAGTCCTGGTAAAAATTTAAAGTGTACGAAGTAACTAATTTTAGATTTTAAAGGATCTCCTATTTCATAGTTTCTTCTAATAGATAAAATTTCTCTTGATCCTTCTTCTATTGTAACAATGTATGGTAATTTAATTCCTGTTGGTTGACCTTCTGCGTCAACATCATTAAAGCCATCGAGGTCTAAGTTCACGTGACACTCAAGCAAGGTAAATACTTTTTCATCTCTACCTTTTTTTGTTCCGTCTAACTCTCTCTCTTTTTTCTGTGATTCTGATTCACTATTATAAGATGGATCTAATTCTATGTCTCTATAGAAACCTCCAACTTGTTGTTTTCGTAATTCATTTTCTGACATCTTAACCATATGAATAATTGATTCTGCATCATCTAAAGATGTAGCTGTGTAAGGTACAACTAAATCATCTGCTGGTACAAATTTAGAAACTGCTCTACCCATTACTTCATCGTAATAAACTTTTTTAAATGCAGATCCTGATAGTGGTAAATAAAATAACATTTGATCAAACTCAGCTTCATACTCTGTCATCTTGTCCATGATAGTGTAATTCATAAAGTCCTTGACTCTCGCTGCTTGCTGCTCTCTGTCTGGTGTAGATAAACCTATAATCTGTGTACGCACAGGTCCACCTGCTGGTAACAATTCCTTATAAGCGAGCGACTGGAACTGAGTGACAGCTTCAGCTAATACAGGATGTGTTGCACCTGATGCGCCTTTGAATGGTTCTGTTTTACTTTCGTATTTAAATCCTAATAAATCTAATCCTGATGTGTAAGCTCTTTCCCAATCTTTTCTTGAAGATTTATAATCTTGGTAATTTTCTGATAGTTCTGATCCTATTGGAGATAAAACATTATCTGGTAATAATTCTGCTAAATTAGAAAAATGATCTTGTCCTTGTTCAATATTAACTTTTGATGGATCAAAATTTATGTCAACACTTCCATCTTCGTTCTCTTGAACGTCAACAGGTTCTTGTGGGTCTTTTTGTGTTTCTTCTATTTGTACCTCTAGTTCTTCTTGACTAGGTATATTTATAGTTTGCTCAACGTTTGGAAGAGCTTTGTCCATATCTGCCATTTATTTTCTCCAATCTTGCGACCTTAACCTTTTTACTAGGAATATTCAAGCCCTGTGAGTTAGGTCCTTTTTTAGGTGGTGTGGTTTTGGTTAATTTTTTCATACTACCAATAGTAACTATATTTTTTAGGAGGAGATTTCTCCTCTTGATAATCTTCAGGGTGAGTTATTAATCCTCCCTGTCTAAATCTCATAACAGCTTGAGTCATGGAGTCAACTAAATCATCATGATCTCCATAAGGGAAAGCAGCACACTCTTCCATAACCTCTTGTGCAAATTTTTTATCTGTTGGAGCCCATATCATACCACTTTCAAATAACGGTGCAACAGAATTAACTCTAGTATGCTTATCGTTTCCTTTTGATGGTGTGAAGTTGACTACAGGTATTCCCATAGCTCTAAGTTCATAAGTAAGTGGTAGTCCTGATGCCTTGGCCTCAACTAACACAGTTTCTGGTTGCCAGTAGTCATATTGTTCTTTCGCTACTCGTCTCAACTCAGGAAATTCTAGTCTCTCTTTCATAGCATCGAGTAAAATTAAATTAGGTGCTGAGTCTTCAGTTTCTTGAAACACGCCCCACGTTGTAATGGCAGAGTAATCGGCAGTTTCTTTTTTCATGAAAGCAGTATCGTAAGATTGGATAACATGTTTTAAAGCAGGTAAACTATCTTTGTCCCAATTTTTCCACCACTCTCTTTTTATGATTGCACCTTCTTCAGATGTTGGATTTTGCATCCACTGTGCATTCCACTTACCAACTGACAGTGATGCTTTAACAGCTTCAAGTTCGTCTAGTTTCCAATAGCCTGGCCAAACAGGTTTCTTACTTGGCAAAATTGCTGGAAACTCTACAACTTCCCATTGGTCAGCCTTAGCTTCTTTTTGCGAGTTTAATAACATACCTGTTAAATCTTTTGTATTCCATCTGGTCATTACACAAACAATTTTACCACCTGGCTGTAAACGTTGTCGAGGACCTGATGTGTACCATTCATATGCTCTCTCAAGAGCTTGTATGTTCATAGCATCTTGCTCCGAGTGTGGATCATCTATAATCAATAGATCTGCACCCCTACCTGTAATTGCTCCACCAACACCTGCAGCAAAGTATTCTCCACCTTGTGCGGTTTCCCAACGTCCAGCAGCTTTACTATCTTCTTGTAATCTAGTTTGAAATACCTTTTGGTATTCTTCACTATCAATTAGGTTCTTAGCCTTACGACCAAACCTTACAGCAAGTTCTCCTGTGTGGGTTGTTTGAATTATTTTTAGCTTGGGAGTACGACCTATCATCCATGCCGGTAATAGTGATGACGCAAACTCAGACTTAGTGTGTCTTGGTGGCATATTAACAATAAGTCTTTTAATCTTGCCGTTAGCCATGTCGTTAAATTTTTGTGCAATAATTTTATGGTGATAGCCTTCTATAAAATCAGGCCATATGTGTTTTACAAAGCTTAAAAAATCACTTCTTATCTTATCTTCTTTCTTTTTCTCTTCTAACTGTAAGTACATCCTCATGAAGTCTTTACGGACATCAGCAGGTAGTTTCTTTATTTTTTCTAAATCAATTTCCATTTTGAAAAATTTTTTGCAGAATTTTTTTGAACTTCTGTTTTTAACGATAATCGTTGTACTACTTATTATTTTATAAATCAATAATGATTTTGGAGCCTTTAAGCGTACAAATCCGACAATAGTAACAACAATAAAAAATATAGGGGTAAAAAAGATAAATGCTTAATAAGGGTAATAACTATTTTGGCATGGCACTGGTACCTCTATTAGTTGTGGCAATCCTAACTTGCCACTGGTCACTCTAAACTAGATGCGAGCTGCTAGAATACCAGGCAAGCAGCGAGGATCTAAAGCTCTAAGAATATTAATAACTAAATGATTTTATAGGAGACTTAGACTTGTTCGAATACTTTCAAACAATCTGCGAGTCCAATTGCTAAAGGTTCTAGCTTCGAGCCACGTGCAACTAGGGATTGAATCTGATCGCCACCATAAAGCAAGACCTCACAAACTTTTGACGAGTGGCGAGAGGTTGTGATTTGTAAGTCTTGATTTATGTTCTTTAAAATCATAATGAATGTATTCTTTGGAAACCTATAAAAGAAGGCTATTTGATGGGGTGAAAATCTAGGCTTTGAATTACCTTTGATTACTTTCAACTCTATTGGAAACCAATTATTATTAGAGTTTATTGCAAAAATATCAGGAGTTCCAAGTAATGCAGTGTTTTCAATACGAACAAGAGAAATACCTTTTAAATTATCTTTCAAATATCTGTAGAAATCTTTCTCTTTATAATTCTTTTTCATTACAAAATTTAAGGTATCAGTTGTGTAATATAATGCAACAGTTCTGGGTAGTGTTGCAATAATACAACACATAAAATAAATCTAAATTAAAGTAATTATTTGCTTGATTGTCCTACATGGTATGTTAGATTTAATTATGAAAGCAAAAAAAATAAAAGGAGAAACAATGCAACAAGAAAAAAAATACGATCAAAAAGACTTAGCTAACAACTGGGAGTCTTATATTAAAGCTGCTTTATTAGTGGCCTACAACAGCCCTACTAAATACACAATAGAACCGTACAAAAGATTAAACGGCATAAAAAAAGTAAAAGTAATAAAAGGGACTCTATAATGACAAAAAAAGATTACATAATAATAGCAAGTTTATTAAAAAAACATAAGACAATGACAAACCTAAGACAAGAAGGTATTTCACATATAGTTAAATCTGGTCCATTCATGCTTGATTTGTGTGATTATTTAAAAAAAGACAACACTAGATTTGATGAAATTAAATTTAGAGAAGCAAGCGGTGAAATATTAGCTAAATAAATAAACTTTAAAGGGTTTAGAAATAGACCCTTTATGGATTTATTTAATAATGAATAGATCAAAAAACAACAAAGGGGAAACAATGCGAATAAGTAATATATACAATCACAAAGGTTTTATTCATTGGAATAAAAACAAAAAATATACGGGTGAAAGTATGTCTAATCTTAACCCATTAAATAACTCATATAAAATATATGACTTAATAGATGACAAAGGCTTTATTTATTATGAAATATATAAAATGGGAGTGTCTAAAAATAAAAAAGAATTAGACAATACAAAAGACATATTATTATTAACTACTTACGACAATAAAAAAGTTAGTAAATATATGAATTTAACAAGCTAATAATAAACAACTAACAAAGGGGAAACCATGACTAAACTACATCATACAGAATAT